ATGCCGATGGATGGCATGGAATGCATTGTGGCCCTTCCGCGGCCCTTGTCACTAGGGACAAACCCTCATGTATAAACGTACAGTGCGAGCCCTGGGAAGGGGCCGGAGACCGCCCGCAGTGAGCGAAGCGAACAGCAGTCCCTTGCTTTCTCTCTCTGTTCCCCTATACTGTATAGAACCCCAGTAGGGCAAACACCTATGAAGCTATCCAAGAAAGCAATAGAGGAAGGGCTGAACACGTTACCCCTGAGTCACATCCTAGGGAAGAGTGTCTCCGATGGCCTCACACCCAAAATGAGAAAGTTCGCCCTTGAGGTAGCGAAGGGATCGACCAAGGCTGACGCATACCGGGCCAGCTATGACGTCACCAGCCCCCATACCATCACGCGAGCCCCATACATGCTGATGCGCGACGAAAGAATACAAAAAGAGATTGACGCCTATGCCCTGGCGCTTGAGGCGGAGAAACACCGCTCACCTGCTGCCCTACGCTCTCTGGTCATTCAATCCCTGACACAAGTATTGATCGACCCCGATACCAAACCTGCCGTAAGAATTAACGCCGCTAAGGTTCTCGGTACTGTCACTGAGGTGGCGGCTTTCACCGAGCGCAAAGAGGTCAGGACCATATCTAGCAGTGAGGATGCACGAGCCCGCGTGATGCAGGAGCTACGGGGCCTGCTTACCTCGAGCGCCAGCGATGCAACCATCATTGAGGCTGACAGCCTGCTGCAAGAATTGACGGGCGCCGCCCTGGAAAGCGCAGAGCCGCCCAGCGAGACCCCACCGCACCCGGACCCCCCCAATGTGTGAGCAGGAGTCCCGCGCACTTATACATACTATTCCACTCAAATCACCCCATGCCTGTGTCCATCGCCCGTTAAATTTGTAGCCCACCCTCCGAAAAAATTTTGCTCCATCCTCCGTACCCCAGGGGTGCAATCTGGAGACACCCCCCGGTAGGTCAGTCAAACAAAAAGTGGGGGGGGTGGTAGCAAAAATTTTGGTAGCGTTAAATTTAACGACACGAAAGTAAAACTTTAAGAATGTGCGCTAAGTTGTTGATTTATAAGGGGTTTGTGATTTTGGATAAATTTGGCGCGGCACTCAAATTTGCCTCATGGCCTGAGCGTTAAATTTAACGACATGAAAGTAATGGTTTAAGAGTCGTGTCTAAGTCGTTGATTCGTAAGGGAAAAGTGATCTTACAGAGTCCGCTTCGGAAAGTGCATGGCTCGTTTGAGAAAGTGATGGAGATGGGGATGACGGAGGCGCAGAATGAAGTTTTCTTGGCGATAGATGTGTGGTGGAAGAAGTTCCACTATGGGCCTACGTACAGGGACATCATCTTGCTGAGGGGGAAGGGTGGGTTGGGGAGTACGAAGAAGATCGTTGACCGGCTTGTGAAGATTGGTGCGGTCAAGAGGGTTGAGGGGATGGGTAGGTCTGTGCGGCCCGTGTACATCAACTTCAGGGACATTGAATGAAGTTAGATGATCTAGTAGCGAGTCTGAGCCCTGCGGATCAGGAGAAGTTGCTCCAGCAGGTACAGGATTACAAGGATGCTTTGGAGAGGGAGAAGTGCCAGAAGAGTTTCATGGCGTATGTGAAGAAGATGTGGCCGGGGTTCATTCATGGTCGGCATCATGCTTTGATGGCCAAGAAGTTTGAGGAGATCGCGGAAGGGAAGTTGAAGCGACTGATCGTGAACATGCCGCCTCGGCACACAAAATCGGAGTTCGGTTCGTTTCTGTTTCCGTCGTGGTTCCTTGGCCGGTTTCCTGACAAGAAAGTTATGCAAGCGTCAAACACTGGCGAACTTGCAGTGGGGTTTGGCCGCAAAGTGCGTAACCTTGTGATGAGTGATCAGTACGCGCAAATTTTTCCTGATGTGTCTTTGAGGCAAGACTCAAAGGCTGCTGGGCGGTGGAGCACAAACAAGCAGGGTGAGTACTTTGCTATCGGCGTGGGCGGCACTATGACTGGCCGTGGCGCTGATCTTTGCATAATTGATGATCCACATACCGAGGGCGAGGCCGCACTTGCCGCGTTTCAGCCTGAGATTTACGACAAATCTTACGAGTGGTATACCTCTGGCCCTCGGCAACGTCTCCAGCCTAACGGGGCCATAGTTATCATTGCCACTCGGTGGTCCAAGAGAGACCTTATTGGTCGCGTGCTCAAAGCGGCTGGCGAGTTGGGGAAAGAAGACGAGTGGGAAGTCATTGAACTCCCGGCGATCATGCCCTCGGGTAAACCCCTATGGCCTGAGTTTTGGTCGCTGGAGGAACTGTCTGCTCTAAGGGATGAACTCCCACAGGCCAAGTGGAACGCTCAGTACCAGCAAAGACCCACCGCTGAAGAGGGGGCAATAGTTAAGCGGGAGTGGTGGAAGATCTGGGATAGGGACCGACCGCCTACGTGTGACTTTTTGATCCAGTCTTGGGACACGGCCTTCACTAAGGGTGAGAGGAATGACTACTCTGCGTGTACTACGTGGGGTGTTTTTGGCATGAACGAGGATGAGAACGATGTAAATATCATCTTGCTGGACTCGTTTCAGAAGCGCATGGAGTTTCCAGAACTCAAAGAGAAGGCTCATGCTCACTATATAGAGTGGGAGCCGGATGCGTTCATCGTGGAAGCGAAGGCAGCGGGTGCTCCGTTGATCTTTGAACTGCGAAAAATGGGCATTCCGGTGTCTGAGTACACCCCAAGTCGGGGCAATGACAAGTTTGTGCGTATCAATTCTGTGGCAGACCTGTTCCAATCGGGTAAAGTCTGGGCACCTGACACCCGCTGGGCGAGAGAACTGATCGAAAACATGGCCGCTTTCCCGAATGCAGAGCATGATGACCTCACTGACTCGGCAGTTCAGGCCCTGATTCGCTTCCGGCAAGGCGGATTTCTCCGTCTTCAGACTGACGAGAAGGACGAGATGCCGTCTTTCCGTCGCAAAGCCTCCTTCTACTAAGGATTTGACATGGCGACAAATTTTGACCAAGCCCTTGTTCCAATGGACATGGGTTTGATGAGCGACGAACCGGCGATTGAGATCGAAATTGAGGACCCGGAAGCCTTAAAGATAGGAATTGACGGGGTCGAAATTGATTTGATGCCAGAAACCCCCACGGCAGATGAATTTGACGCAAACCTTGCGGAGTTCATGGACGAAGGGGAACTACAATCCCTGGCAAATGAACTGGTTTCCCTCGTAGAAGCGGACATCAACTCCCGAAAAGACTGGTCTGAAGCCTACGTCAAGGGGCTTGAGGTCTTGGGAATGAAGTACGAGGACCGAACTGAGCCTTGGAGTGGGGCTTGCGGGGTGTATTCCCCGCTTCTCACGGAAGCAGCAGTCAGATTCCAGTCAGAACTGATCACTGAAACCTTCCCGGCTCAAGGCCCGGTGAAGACCCGCATCATCGGAGAGGAAACTCCGCAGAAAAAGGACTCTGCCGAGCGGGTTCAGGACGACATGAACTACCGTCTCACAGAAGAGATGGTGGAGTACCGCCCGGAGCATGAAAGGCTTCTGTTCAGCCTGGGGCTTGCGGGGTCTGCGTTCAAGAAGATCTATTTCGACCCCAGTCTTGAGCGTCCTGCTGCGCCGTTCATCCCGGCAGAAGACATCGTGATGCCTTACGGGGCGTCAAACATCTACAGCGCAGAGCGCGTGACTCACATCATGCGCAAGACTGAGAACGAGGTCAAAAAACTTCAGGTCGCAGGGTTCTACAAGGACGTAGAACTGGGCGAACCCATGCGGTTTTTCTCCGATGTGGAGAAGAAAAAGGCAGAAGAGCAAGGGTATTCACTTACTGACGACGACCGTTATCAGATCTTTGAGATCCATGTGGACTGGGATCTGGCTGGGTATGAGGACGAAAACGGCATCGCCCTTCCTTATGTGGTCACCATTGAACGCGGGACCAACACCGTACTGGCTATCCGCAGGAACTGGAAGGAAGGCGACTCAAAGAAGCGCAAGCGCCAGCACTTCTCTCAGTACACGTACATCCCTGGCTTTGGGCCTTACGGGATTGGTTTGATCAACCTTGTTGGTGGGTATGCCCGAGGCGGTACTTCAATCATCCGCCAGTTGGTTGATGCTGGTACGCTGGCAAATTTGCCGGGTGGATTGAAGACCCGTGGTTTGCGGATTAAGGGAGATGACACCCCCATTGCTCCGGGCGAGTTCAGGGATGTGGACATTCCTTCGGGGAGTGTGCGTGACAACATCATGCCGCTGCCGTACAAGGAACCGAGTCAGGTTCTGGCGGCGCTGCTTGAACGGATCACCGAAGAAGGCCGTCGCCTCGCGGCCATCGCAGACCTCAAGGTCAGTGATATGTCGGCCCAAGCCCCCGTGGGCACCACCCTGGCAATTCTTGAGCGGCAACTTAAGACAATGGGTGCGGTTCAGGCGCGTGTGCATGACAGCCTGAAGATGGAGTTCAAACTCCTGAAGGAAGTCATCAAGGACTTCACCCCGCCGGACTACTCCTACACCCCGGAAGGCGCATCTCCACGGGCCAAGCAGTCTGACTACGATGTGGTGGAGATCATCCCGGTCTCTGATC